AATACACCAGCTTCACGAGTCAACAACTAGCACATGAACATAGTTTAAAAAATGTATTAACTGATCTTTATCAACATAACGAATTCATGGAAAGTATCAGTAACATGGTTGATCTAGGATGTCAATCTGAAGCATTAGATTTGCAATGGTGGGCAAATGCAGAAACAAACGATGATACTCATACTCCATTGGGCATCAAGTGTATTGGAGTTAATATACTTGACAAACTCAACGTCAAGCATAAAGGTATTTCGTTTCAACAACAAGATGTACAAGAATTTAACAAAAATAAAAAACTCTTTGATGTATTGTGGTGTTATGATGTATTACAATACTTAACAAACCCTTACCAAGCATTGGCTAACTGGTGGCACGTTGCGTCGCAAGATGGTATGATGATAATAGCAGTGCCGCAAACCACAAATGTAGAATTTAATATGCTTGAGTATAATGCACAGATGAATCACAAGCATCATTTTACCATGCCAATGTTGATTTATATGTTGGCAGTAAACGGTTGGGATTGTAAAAGTGGATTTTTTAAAAAAGGCATTGGTGATCCATGGATGTATGCTATTGTATATCGAAGCAATGTAGAACCAATGGATCCTGCTATTACTAATTTGTATAACCTTGCTGAAGATACAGAACTATTACCAGAAAGTGCTGTAAAGAGCATACACAAATACGGAATGCTACGCCAGAGAGATTTGTTGTTGCCGTGGCTAGACAAAAGCAACATGTGGATGGAACAACAGTAATGCAAAACAGTGATGCATACACAAAAGAATTAGAAAGACTGCATGCCAGGAAAAGTTTTGGCAATGCAAGTGGTGTTCCTGATATATTGCAATCATTTTTAGATGATCACCCTGACGTAGCTAGTATATTAGATTTTGGTTGCGGAAAAGGAACACCTTTTGAGTCTCTAACAAGCAAGGATATGAAAGTTTATAGTTACGACCCAATTACGAATCCAATTAAACTACCCAAACAAGTTGATCTTGTTTACAGTCGTGATGTGTTAGAACATATTGAACCAGAGCAAATTGACAGTGTGTTACAAAAATTGTTTACCATTGGACAAAAGTATCAGCATCATTTGATTGCTTGTCATCCTGCTAAAAAAGGACTGTCAGACGGTCGTAATGCACATCTTATAATTGAACAACCTGAATGGTGGAAACAAAAGATACAAACTATCCCAGGTTGGAAAATTATATACGAACACATCAAAGGACCTAAACGCAAGTATTTTAAGAACGACACTATAATTGATATAGTAAAGTACACAGTTATACTTGAAAGAATAGCATGATTACAAAACATCATAATTGGTGGACAGTTGACTATCCAGCCAAAGCTGGTGATATGATTCGCAGCGAAAAGTTTTCTTGTATTGTACCAATTGATCGTTCACTAGAACACTGCACAAAGTTTAAACGTGCAATTGATGTAGGCACTTGGATTGGAGATAGCACAGTTCAATTAGCAGGACTGTTTGATGAAGTAATTGGATTTGAAGCACATCCTGAGGTATATGATTGTTGTGTTAAAAATTTACAAGAACGAAACATTACAAATGTAAAATTACACAACATTGCTCTTAGCAATGAAGAAAAACAGATTAACTTGTACAATGGCAAAAGTACATTCAGTGGATGGATTAGCAACAAAGAAGAGGCACCAGAAAATATTGTTGTACATAACACAACTGCGGTACAAAGTCGAACCCTTGACTCTTATGGCTTTACTAACATAGACTTTATTAAGATTGATGTTGACAGTCATGAAGGATTTTTACTTGCAGGAGCAGAAGAGTTTTTTAAGAATAATAGTCCTGTTGTAATGATAGAAAATAAACAAAGAGTACACCAAGACAGACAACCGGAAGGCATGCCTGATGCAATACAATTGCTTAAAGATCATGGTTATTTTATAAAAGCACGTGTAGCAAAAGCAGATTACCTTTTTCTAAAAGTAGAGGACGATACAGAATGATAGAAGATTTTGATCCAACTAATACAAATTATCCAACACGTAAAGTAGCAGATGTTTTTCCTTTTGAACTAAGCGAAAATTTAGGACATACATGGTTCTTTGATATTGATGGAACAATTACCGAAGTGCAACAACCTCCATACGGAGATGATATATTATTACCCGGTGTTAAAGAAATGTGGGAACAAATACCAAAAGATGATATGATTGTTATTGTAACAGCAAGACCTGCAGAAGAACAAGAAAGAACACTGAAATTTATTACAGATAACGGACTAAGATACAATCATGCAATATTTGGAATACTACACGGAGAACGTATTGTTGTCAACGACAACAAGCCGGGCGGATTGCAAACTGCTATTGCTTGGAACGTAAAAAGAAACAAGGGTTACTAAGCAGGAGGTATATACATGACAGAGATGACAACAACTAGGGTTCAAAAACTTGAACGTATTTTTATATTAGAAGACGAAATAACGTATGCACAAACTTGTATTCTCCCAAGTGCTACAGGACACATACACACGTCAATTAGTTGGATGAAACACCGACTAGAACAACTAAAAGAAGAATTAGAACTAGAGGATGCATAATGGCAGAAGAAGAGCAAAAGACTATTGTTTTGGTTACTGGCGGCTTTGATCCACTACACAGTGGACACATTGCTTATTTAGAAGAAGCCAGACAACTTGGAGACACATTGATTGTAGGACTCAACAGTGATGCTTGGTTAACACGTAAGAAAGGCAAGGCATTTATGCCTGTTGATGAACGTGGAGCAATAGTTGATGCACTAGGTTGCGTAGACAAGGTAATTGGATTTGATGAAGAGTATGATGCTGATGATAGTGCTTGTAGTTTTATCAAAGACATGTTAGAATACAATCCAAAAGCAAGAATTATATTTGCCAATGGCGGAGATAGAAAAATAGGAAATATTCTTGAAGACTCTATCACAGATTCTAGACTGATGTTTGCACAGAGTGTTGGTGGTGATGATAAAAAGAACAGCTCAAGTTGGATACTCAAAGACTGGGAAGCACCTAAAGTAGAACGTGATTGGGGACACTATAGAGAACTATACAAAGGTGGCGGATTTGCAGTTAAAGAACTGGTTATCAATCCACATAGCAAACTCACAATGCAAAAACACAAACACCGTAGCGAAACATGGAACTTAGTAAGTGGTACTGCACATATTCTAACTGGTGCTGAACTACCCCACACTAAACAACTAATATTAACTCCGTCTACTCCTGTTGATATACCTGCAGGAACATGGCATCAAGGCGTAAACGATTCTGATGAACCAGCTCATATTGTAGAAATATGGAAAGGCTCAAGTGAACTATTAAGCGAAGATGATATCACAAGATGGACCTAAAAAACGAACTACTCACAGTATACATAGGTTGGGATTCAAGAGAACCAATTGCCGCAGAAGTATGCAAACACAGTATACTTAAACACACAACCGTTCCTGTAAACATTGTGATGTTGAAACAAGATGAATTGCGTGAACGTGGCTACTACACTAGAGAAATAGATAAACTTGCATCAACAGAGTTTACCTTTACACGTTTTCTAATACCCACACTTAACAACTATCAAGGTATGGCTGTATTCTGTGATAGTGATATGGTATTCTTAACTGATATTGCTGAGTTGCTAGAGGAAGTAGATGCTACAAAAGCAGTAAGTTGTGTACAACACGACTACACTCCTCCACCAGGAATGAAAATGGATGGACAACAACAACTTGCTTATCCAAGAAAAAACTGGAGTTCAATGGTTGTTTGGAATTGTGCTCACAAGGATAATGCAACAGTTACAGTTGATCTTGTTAACAATCCAGAAATTACTGGTGCGTACTTGCATAGGTTTAGTTGGCTAAAAGATAAAGACATTGGCTTGCTTGGACCACAATGGAACTGGCTAGTGGAATGGTATGTGGAAGGACGTGACGGAACACCTAGCATATTACATTATACAGAAGGCGGTCCTTGGTTTGACAACTACAAGAATTGCGATTACCATACAACTTGGAATAGCTATCATACTAGTTATCTTGAAAGCAAATATAATCCAATTGTTAATATAACAGACTTGTCACTGCCAGATGTATTAAAATTGGATATTCAAAACTTGCTTACTGCATGTACTGATCCATATAACATATATAGCGATGGACTTTTACAAAGTTACATTAAGCAAATAGTACACAGGTATGCTACTCCAAAACTAGTTGGAATAATTGATGCTGGTGGCGAACTTGCTCCAGGACAACAACCCAAACCGAGAGAACAAATGAAAATGGATGCAATCTTAGATAATTTTCTCACAGGAGCACAAGGAGTTTTTGCTGGTAGTAAAAACCTTCCAGACATTCCTATAAATGTTCCTGTTGCAGTAAGAGGTATTGCTAAAAAGAAAGTGATGCACAAATGTATTGCGGATGGTAGAGATTTTTACTACATAGATACAGGATATCTTGGTAACGGAAAAACCAAATTATATCACAGAATTACCAAAAACGGATTACAGTTTAATTTACCAATTTGGCAAGGTTGCCCAGATGATCGTTTTTTAAAGACAGACACAGTTATTCACAAACAGACAAAAGGAAAAAACATATTGTTATGTCCTCCTAGCCAAAAAGCATTAACTTACTGGGGAGTTGATTTACAAGAATGGTTGGACTCAACAATTGCAGAAATTAAACTGCATACTAATAGGCCTGTTGTTGTAAGAGAAAAACAAAGTAGACATCTTAGAGTTAATGTTGATACTATGGAAATGGCACTAGCAGACGATGTACACTGCATGGTAACTTACAACAGTATTGCCGCAGTTGAAGCATTGATATTAGGTAAGCCTGTGTTTACTATGGGACCCAATGCTGCTGAACCGTTGGCAAACACAGACCTAAGCAAGATCGAAGAACCAATGATGCCTGTGATAGACAGGGTACGTCAGTTGTGTTGCAACCTAGCATACAATCAATTTACACCTAATGAAATGGTAGACGGAACGGCTTGGAGTATGCTAGGAGATAACTATTCCAGAGACATTACAGTAGACAACACTGATTATAGAAAAATAAAGAGTTATTTTCCAAAATGAGACAATGGGATTATGATGTTGTGGTTTACTTGGCTACCTTGCCTAAGATAAAAAATCACAACATCAAAGTACAAATTATGAGAGCATTTGGTGAAGGCGCAAGCAAAGTAGGTGCCCGTGTGTTAGTCGACGACAATATTAATAATAGACAACTATACAATTGTAAACTAGCAGTAATACTTGGCTGGGTAGGAATGAGTTATTCAGGACCGCACATTTATTTTCGAGAAAGTATTATAAACCATCAGAAAGCAACAGGTGCTAGAGTTATGAGCATTGACGGCAGTTGTTTTAAGTTCCATCCAACAAAAGAAAATGAATGGTTGCGATATAGTTTAGACAGTGTATTTTGGAACACAGGTGAATATGCTAACAAGAATAGCACAGATTCACACTGGAATATGATACAACAGAGTTTAGGAATAACTGTACAACCTTGGAGTAATACAGCTGAGAATATATTAATTTGTTTGCAACGAGACAATGGATGGAACGCTAAAGGATTTGATCAAGAAGTATGGTTGCTAAAGACTATTAAAAAAATTAGAGCAGTAACCAATGAGCCTATTAAAGTAAGAGCTCATCCTGGAGACCTAAACAGAACTAAAACCAAGACCAAACACGATTGGAATTGGGTAAACAATCACAACAACGTAGAGCTTATTGATAGTGTTAGTACTACACTGCACCAAAGTATGAAAACTGCAAGATGTGCAGTTTATTATAACAGTTCTAGTAGTGTGTTGAGTGTACTAAAAGGAATACCAACATTTGTCAGCGAAGAAGGTGCAGTTACCTGGGATGTTGCAAATCATAATTTAAAAAATATTATAAATCCGTTTATGTCTGATCGTAGTCAATGGTTGTGTGATTTAAGTCAAGCACATTGGACTATTGATCAAAGTCGAACTGGTGATATTTACAAACACTTTTTGCCTTACCTACCAACCTAGTATACAATCGTTACGTACTCTACCAAGTTCTCTTGCACCCCAAGTCTTTAGTAACTCAACACAACCGTATTGTGTTTCTTTTGTAATACCTGTGTCTGTGTGTAGTTTTTGTTCAACTACTATTACTGGTTGATGAGTGCGTATTATGTTTTCTCCGCCTTTGAGAATTTGCATTTCGTAACCCTCGCAATCAATTTTCATATAGTCTATACGATCAAACATACAACTGTCAAGACGTTTCATTTTGACTTGGCCCGATCCAATTGTATCTTTATTGATATGTGAGTGTCCGGTATTGCCTTCAGTAATAATCATATCAATTGATGTATCTTCTGTGCCTAATGCAATTGGCCAAATCTCAATGTTTTCCATTGGAACGTTCTTACGCATACATTCTTGAAAGTCCACCACAGGCTCAATGGCAATTACATGTGCAAATTTGCGTACTAGGTCTCTGCTCCACAAGCCAACATTAGCACCAATGTCTACTGCAACACCAAAGTCTTTAACAAATTGTAAACTCTTAGTACGTACAGGTTCTTGATATACTGCAGGTCCACCATTTTTGATATTTTTGTTTATCATATGTGCAAAATGTGTGTCTTGGTCTGCAAACCACCATCCGTGTGCTTGATACATTAAAACCTCAATTCATATCCTGTTACAATGCCTACATCATCTTCGGTAACACCAGGTGCAATATACCATCCATTGTAGTTGACTTTAATCATCGGAGCAACGTCCATTCTCTTATAACCATGTACTAATCCTGCTTCGATGACAAATCCTTCATATTCATATCTTTTGCCTACATATATACCGCCGCGACTGTCACTGTTGTAAAATACACCAGCAATGTAATTGTTTTCAGATCGATATTGAACATGTGGATGTATGTTATTAAAATCATCATTCATACCTAGGTGTGTGCTAATGGCAATACTAAAAATTAAATTATCTAACACGTGGTAAATTTCTCCAATATGGGTTATCTGTATGTAACTTTATATCCTTAGGTTCTGAATGACCAATGTTCTTTCTGTCGCCCTTCATGTGATCCATATATTTGCCTAGTTCGCTATTGATAAATGGATGCCCTGCTAGTCCTTTTGTGTCAGGATGCGGATTGAGATTGTGAAAGTGTGCGTTCTTGGTATCTCTATATATTTTTCTTTGTACGTCAAACAAGTAACTATCATGCCATTCAGGATAGTTAAACATAGTATCATTCTTATACATGTTTGCAAAGTCTTCTACAAACTCTACACACATTGGGTTTGTTTTGTTATATCCAACCCATCCGCATTCACTATGATACCTGTCGCCTCTACCAAGATGCGTTGCAACACAATTGTTAGGTGACACTGTGTCAAGAAAGTTATTTGGAATATGTGTATGAGTTAATGTATCAGCATCTACCCATATTACCCATTCGGTATCTATGTTTTGCATTGCATGATATATGCTAAAAACTTTGTAACTAAAACGTAGTCCTTGCCATTTAAAATGCTTGTTTGGTTTCCAAATGTCTTTGTTGTGTGGACCAAGACCGCCGTTTGCTTCTGCATTATGTTTGTGTCTCTTAACAAAACGTTTGCAATGTTTGCTATTCGCTATTAGGTCAATGGTTCTTACATTTGACTTTGTAATATGTGGTTGACAATCTTCTGTGTAAACAACAAGGTCAACAAAGTTAGGCCAGAACTTTTCAAATGTACTGATCATCAATTGACCGTACTTATCAAGCCCCTGCTGATTGAATGTGGTAATTACTGTATAACGTTTCATATGAGTATTTAACCTTTGATCAATAACATAGCATATTATCCTGAGCAGTGTGCAAAGAATAGCAAGCCAGTTATGGAAGCATTTTTAAACAGCTGTCGTGCCGCTGGTATAACACCTGTTGAAAACGGACACGACTGTGATGCTGTTGTTATATGGAGTATACTATGGAATGGCAGGATGGTCAAGAACAAACGGACATATGAACAATATCATTCACTCGGAAAGCCAGTTGTGGTTATAG